CTGAACGCCTGCGCAAGACCATTGATCCTAAGCTGCTAGAAGATCAGGATGACCCGCAACTGCAAGCTGCCAACCAGCAGATTGAGGCGATGGGTCAAGAGATGGAAGGCATGCACAAAATGCTCCAAAACATCAGCAACTCGATGGAGTTCCAAGAGTTGCGGATTAAGGAGTATGACGCTGAGACTAAGCGCATTAGCGCGGTCGCAGCGGGTATGCAGCCTGAGCAAATCCAAGAGCTTGTCATCCAAACGCTGCGCGATGTAATGGAGCTTGGGGTGCAGATGCCGGGAGGGCCGCCCGAGGAACAGATGATGATGCCCGAGGAGCAGATGATGCCGCCTGAACAGCAGATGGAGCTTCCGCTGTGAGTTGCGCTGACTTTGTAGGGGCGTTGTTCCTAGCGCGAGATGTGACGCATAGCGTCCATCTGAACACGCGCTCTTATGCCAAACACATGGCGCTTAACGAGTTCTACGACAACATCGTGGACTTGGCTGACAAGTTTGCCGAAGCCTATCAGGGTCGGCATGGGCTGATTGGGCCGATTACGCTGAAGTCGGCTAAAAAGACCACCAACGTCTTGGAGTTTTTGCAAGATTCGCTGGCAGAGGTTGAAGAAACTCGGTACAAGGTGTGCGAGAAGACTGACACGCCGATCCAAAACATCATTGATGAGATCGTCGGGCAGTACCTGTCTACTATCTACAAACTTCGTTTTTTGGCGTAAATCATGGCAAATGCGTTATACCCCAAGTGGAAAGAGCAACTTTTGCAGTTCACTGCAAACAACAACTTGTCAGCAGGCACGGTAAAAGTTGCGCTTGTTGACACGGGCGTCTACACCTACTCGACCAGCGACCAGTTCTATGACGCTGGCACCGGAACGGATGTTCAATCTGCGACTGTCGGAACACCGCAAACAATTGGCAGTAAGACATTTACAAACGGTGTGTTTGACGGTGCCGATGTAACGTTTTCATCTGTACCGGGAACAACTACGGTAGAAGCGTTAGTCATTTACGTCGATACCGGAACGCCTACTACGTCACCATTAGTGGCGTACATTGACACCAGTGTGACTGGCCTGCCTGTCACAACCAACGGCGGCGACATCTCAGTCACTTGGAACGCCAGCGGCATCTTTGCTCTATAAGCTATGGAACTTAGCAAACAACAGTTTATTGACCGGTTTACTCATCCTGAGTTCATTGGGATTTTGAGCGCAGGAAAGACCGACGTTGATGTTGAGGCGTGGTTGTTTCGGTTTAATAACGCAGACAACCCTATTGAGACAACAGACCCGCGCACCATTCAAGGCGTCGAGTCATTTGTCGTCAAGCAACTTATTACGCAGCAGCGTGCTGAAGAGATTCTTGGTACGACTATGCAGTGGGACGGATGGCATGTTGGTGAAATGGTTCGCGTTTTACCGCCATTTTCAGTCTCCTATCCCGACACTTATGAACTTATTGCAATCGACCCTGTAGCGCAAGTGTTGACAATTAAAAGCGGGGCGCAGTTTGCCCCTATGTATTTGGAGGCTGTGTAATGGCGATCACAACGCTTGATGGGGTAATCGCCGGCGCTCAATCACCGAAATTTTTCTTTAAGTCTTCGTCAGGAGCCTTAGGAACTGGGCGTCCGTTTACACCTTTTTATACGGCAGGCATCCCCGGCGCTGCGGTAGCCCCAACAAGTCTTATTACAGGGGACGCGCTTACAAGTTACTTAGGACAGATACCGTTTTCAAACCCAGCAAGCGGGACATCGTATCTTGCTCGGTTTGTGGGGATGTCAACAGGACAAGCGGGGCAGCTAATTTTGGCTGATCGCTTGTGGCATAACGCAAACATTTCAGTAACTAGCACCACGGCACAAACTGTCAACAGCGTTGCGTTTCCAGCGCGGGATCAAAACGGATCGACTGATGGGGTCGGCGTTTTGCTTGGGGTAGAGGTTTCTACTGCAACCGGCGCAGGTACTCCAACAATCACTGTCAGCTACACAAACAGCGCCGGAGCGGGATCAAAGACTGGCACAAATACCATCACTACAAGTGCAAGCTCTCCAATTGGAACGTTTTACCCAATTAGCCTTGCCGCTGGGGATGTTGGCGTCCGATCAATCCAGTCGATTACGTTAAGCGCAACATGGACAAGCGGAACAATTCATCTTGTTGCCTACCGAATGCTTGCTGTCCTACCAATCGGAGCCGCAAGCATTTCTAGTGCAATTGATGTGGTGACAAGTGGTATGCCTCAAATGTTTAACAACACAGTTCCGTTTTTAATATATGTGCCTTCATTTACATCAGGTTCGTCTATTCAAGGCTCAATGACTGTGACGCAAGGGTAATGAAATGGCGATTACAACTCTTGCTGGGGTTGAGTCTGGATTAACTTACCCTAATATTTTATCTAAAAACTATTCAGGAACTGCGAATGGAAACGGTCAATTTCTAACTTCGTTTTACTCTGCTGGGTATCCGCAAGCTGCAACCGCACCATCAACGGGGGTAAATGGTCTTTCTTTGACAACTTACGCAGGTCAAGTCCCATTTACTAATCCTGTAAGCGGAAATACATATTTAGCTGGGTTGAGGCAGTCTTATTATGCAAGCACAATAAACGCAAGCCAAAGATCATTGATGTTAGTAGACAGGCTTTGGCATAACTCAGGCTTGGATCGAACGCTTACTACTGCTCAAACGCTTACCACCCCAACTTGGCCTGCTAGGGATATAAATGGAACAACTAATGGCGAAGGTGTTTACTTAGCAATTGAAATTAGTACAGCAATGGGCACCGGCGCCCCAAGCATTACTGTTGAATACACAAACAGCGCGGGATCGCCAAGTAAAATTGGCGCAAACCTAGAAAATATAAGAACAGGCGCCCCGCAAGGGCAATGGTTTTTAATTGGTTTGGCAACAGGTGACCTTGGTGTTCAGTCTGTACAATCTGTAACTTTTTCAGCGTCGTGGGGTACAAGTGGTGTTTTGCATTTGGTTGCTTATCGACCGATTGCCATAATTAACAACTCGTCTGCGCCAAACAATTACGCAGTTGACGACGCATTAACTTTGGCAGTCCCGCAACTTTGGAACGATAGTGTTCCTCAACTGGTATCACTTGCAACCACCAACGGCTCGGCTGAAGGTGGCCCGTATATTGTTCAGTACACGCAGGGCTAATTGTGAGCGGGCAAGCGCGACCGCCGTTTAATTCGACGCTGCTTTTTAAGCAGCCGGGATTTGCGCTTCGCAAAGTCATTCAATTTGGCGACCCAAACTCGGCGGAAGCGTCAGTTCAAGACGATTGGTTTTGGGGGGCGGCTGGCGGGCAGACGCTAACGCCGAGCCTGTTCACCAATACCAACACGTTCTACAGCGCGACGGTTACTGCTGGAACGGTAACGCTGACGCCTGCGCTGTTCACCAACAGCAACACGTTCTACAGCCCAACGGTTAGCCAAGGCGGCGCAGCGCAAACGCTTACGCCTGATCTGTTTACCAATACCAATACGTTCTACAGCCCGACGGTCACTGCTGGCGCGGTAACGCTGACGCCAAGCCTGTTTACCAACAGCAACACGTTCTACAGCCCAACGGTTACCCAAGCTGGCGCAGCGCAAACGCTTACGCCTGATCTGTTTACCAACAGTAATGCGTTCTACAGCCCAACGGTTACCCAAAGCAGCCCGACGCAATCGCTTACGCCTGATTTGTTCATTAACACCAACATGTTCTTTGGTGTTCAAGTTATCAATCAGTACCCCGACCCGTCACAAGTAGAATTTGGCGTTCAATATGGCCCCGGAGGGCTTTATACTGGCACTTTGGTGACTCTTCCCGGCGAAACGTCAGTCGCCATTCGGTCTTTTACTAGGAAATTCTAATGGCCCTCAATCTCAAAGCCGTCACGACTCGGCTCGGCTACCAGCAGATCACGACCGTCTCATCGGCAGTCGGCCTCACCGTGCCCACACGCGATCTGAACGGCATGAATTGCAAACCCGCCATCGCGCTGATTGTGGCCGAAGGTGCGGCAATTCGTTGGCGCGACGATGATGTTGACCCGACCGCTTCGGTTGGAATGCCGTTGGCAATCGGTGTTACGCTGCAATACGATGGTGACTTGGGCAAAATCAAGTTCATCGAGCAAGCAGGTTCGGCTAAAATCAACGTTTCTTACTACGCTTGAGGCAGTCATGGACGTTTACAATGACAATCCGGCGGTCAACTACGTCGATTACTTTACCGTTCAGTTTCCCAAAGATCTCGCCTCAATGGCGCAGATGCGCGATGAGCTTGCCAAACGGCAAGGCTCAATGACGGCTGTCGAAGATGCTTTGGCTGACCGTCAGAAAGCTAAAAACGAATTAGAAGCAGCCAAAGCCGAATCTGTCGAATTGCGGTCAGCGGCTAAAACTATCAACGACGCCGCGACCAAAAAGAAGCAAGCTCTTGATTTGCGTGAAAAAGATTTGGACGCTCGGCAAGCTGAGTTCGACACCAAGATTGGCAGCAAAGAAAAAGAGTTGTCGGCTAAAGAAGTAAGACTTGCAACTTTGCAATCCGATACGGAAACCGAGCAAGCCAGACTTGCTAAACTGCGTGACGCACTGCAACAAGAACGCGAAGCGTTTGATGCCCGCGTTAAGTCTTTCCAAGACAGAGTTGCATCACTGAGCGTTTAAGGTATATTAACGGCACTAGCGCCGACCGCTAGGGATTCCTCGGAATCAAAATGGAAGAAAACGAAGTACCAGCGGTAGAAACACCCGCGCCGGAACCGGAAGCCACGGCAGCACCGGAACCCGAAGTAACTGAAGCGCCGGAACAGCCTAAGACTTTCTCGCAAGAAGAAGTTGATGCGCTGATTGGCAAGCGGCTGGCCCGAGAACAGCGCAAATGGGAACGCGAGCGCGCACCTGCGCCTCAAATTGAAGCTCCACGCGACATTCCGCCGCCTGAGCAATTTGAATCTGTTGAAGCGTATGCCGAAGCATTGGCAACGCGCAAAGCAGAGGAAATGCTCAATCGACGCGAAGCCGACAGACTTCAAGCTGAGATGCTGGAAGCGTTTCATGATCGTGAGGAAAAGGCTCGGGAAAAGTACGACGACTTTGAACAAGTCGCTTACAACCCGAATCTGCGAATCACAGAAGTGATGGCTCAGACGATTAAGGCTTCTGATGCTGGCCCCGATGTAGCCTACTACCTTGGGACTAACCCGAAAGAAGCAGATCGTATTTCCCGTTTGACCCCGTTTCTTCAAGTGAAGGAGTTGGGAAAACTTGAAGCCAAACTTGCTGATAACCCGCCCGTTAAACGTACTTCATCCGCGCCGGCACCTATTTCGCCGGTAACTGCTAGGACAACTGGATCACCTGCATTCGATACTACCGACCCGCGCTCAATCAAGTCCATGTCCACTTCGGAATGGATTGAAGCAGAACGGGCACGGCAGATCAAAAAGATGCAGGCCAAACTTCGTTAAGGAATCAAAGTGGCAAATAGCATTCTTACCATTGACATGATTACGAGGAAAGCTCTCGAAATTCTCGAGAACAACCTTGTAATCACCCGCAACGTGAACCGTCAGTACGACGACAGTTTTGCTGTCGAAGGTGCCAAGATCGGTTCTTCACTGCGTATCCGTCTGCCCGACCGTGCGCTGGTGACCGACGGTGCCGCCCTGCAAGTGCAGGACGACAACGAGCAATTCACCACCCTGACGGTTGCATCGCAAAAGCACATCGGCGTGAACTTCACGACCGCTGAACTGACGATGCAGTTGGACGACTTCGCTGATCGTGTTCTGAAGCCGCGTATCTCGCAACTTGCATCAAGCATCGACGCTGACGTTGCCAACGCATACAAAAACATCTTCGCGTCTGTTGGCACTCCCGGCACCACCCCGGCTACTTCACTGGTTCTGCTGCAAGCCCAGCAGAAACTGAACGAAGCTGCTGCCGTCATGTCGCCGCGTTACGCCACCGTCAACCCCGCAGCTAACGCTTCGCTGGTTGAAGGCATGAAAGGCTTCTTCAACCCCACCGACACTATCAGCAAGCAGTTTAAGAACGGCATGATGGGCACTGGCGTGCTGGGCTACGAAGAGGTCAACATGTCACAGTCGATCAAGCAGCACACGACTGGTGACTGGGGTACGTCGATCACCTCGACTAACACTGTCTCGACCCAAGGCGCGACCACGCTGGCGATCAGCTTCACTGGCTCCAGCAAAACCTGGAACGTGGGTGATGTGTTTACCATTGGTGGCGTGTTTGCGGTCAACCCGCAGACCCGTGAGTCCACCGGCTCGCTGCAACAGTTCGTTGTGACTGCCGCTGCGACTGGCTCTTCGACTGCTACCCTGTCGATCAGCCCCGCAATCTACACCTCGGCTCACGCACTGGCTACGGTCAATTCGTTCCCGCAAGCAACCGCTGTTATCACCATGCTCGGCTCGGCTGCGACCCAGTACCCGCAGAACCTTGTGTACCACAAGGATGCGATCACGTTCGCTACCGCTGACCTGCTGATGCCTCAAGGCGTGGACATGGCCTCGCGTCAAGTTCACAACGGCATTTCGATGCGTATTGTTCGCCAGTACGACATCAACAATGACCGTCTGCCTTGCAGGATTGACGTTCTGTACGGTTACTCGACAATCCGTCCGCAGATGGCTTGCCGGATTTGGGGGTGATATGGCCGGTGTATTCCTTGGCAATGTGGTGTTCGTGACGGCAGTGTCGGTTTCCTACGACGCCAACGTCACCGCAACCAACACTACGCAGGAGTCCACCGTCACAGTTCCCGGCGTTCGCGTCGGGGATTTTGTGATGGTGAACAAACCTTCACACTCAACAGGTATCGGCATCGTGAACGCTCGCGCCAGCGCAGCGGACACCGTGGCGATCACCTACGGTAACTTCACAGCGTCTGCCGTTAACCCAGCCGCTGAAACCTATCTGTTCTGCGTCATCCGACCTGACTCGGTGACCGGGGCTGCACAAGCATAAGGAATAAATCATGGCTCTCCCAAATGGTGGTGGTGGTTATCAAGTTGGCGACGGTAACCAAGGCGAGGTAGTGCTGTTCCCGCAAGGCGCACCCGCCGCGTATACCGCAGCCGCAGCCCCGCTGCTGGCGTCTGAAGTTGCTGGCGGTATGATTACCTACAACGCGGCAGGCGCAAACAACCTGCAACTGCCGACTGTAGCCAACCTTGAAGTGCTTGTATCAAGCGCAAACAACGATACCGCTTTTGATTTTTTCGTTATTGCACTGGGCGCAGGTACTGGCACAGTTACGACCAACACGGGTTGGACGCTGGTCGGTTCGATGGCGGTCGCCACTACCGTGGCGGGGCATTTCCGCGCCCGCAAGACTGGCGATCTGAGTTGGACGCTGTACCGCATTTCGTGATTTAACGCGAAGGCTGAGAAAAGGGGGGCCAAGTTGCCCCCCTTTTTTCTTAAAGGATTGCTATGACAACGGCTGCGGATCAAATTTATGGCGCGCTGCGGTTAATCGGTCAGCTTGCCGAAGGTGAGACGCCTTCTGCGGCTACAGCGCAAGATGCGCTGTTTGCCATGAATCAAATGATCGACTCTTGGAACACAGAGAGGCTTTCGGTTTACTCTACGCAAGATCAGGTGTTCACTTGGCCTGCTAATCAGCGTAGTAGGACGTTAGGCCCAACTGGCGATTTTGTTGGCGACCGCCCAGTGTTGCTTGAAGATTCAACGTACTTCCGCGACCCCGCGACCAACGTGTCGTATGGTGTTAAACAGGTCAATCAACAACAATATAACGGCATCGCGGTCAAGACGGTCACCAGCACCTACCCGCAGATTATGTGGATCAACATGGAGATGCCGGATATCGACATGTACGTCTATCCGGTGCCAATCCGCGATCTTGAATGGCACTTTATTTCAGTCACTAAGCTGACGCAGCCTGCAAGCCTGTCTACTACGCTGTCGTTCCCGCCGGGGTACATGCGCGCATTCAGGTACGGTCTTGCGTGTGAGATTGCGGCTGAATTTGGCGTTGAACCGTCACCCCGCGTTTCGCGCATTGCTGACATATCAAAGCGCAACATCAAGCGTATCAACAACCCCGACGACATCATGGCGCTGCCGTACAGCCTTGTCGGCACACGCCAACGCTTTAACGTCTACGCTGGCAACTACTGATGAAGACCCCGATTCTCGGAGCAAGCTACGTTGCTCGCAGCGTCAACGCTGCGGACAATCGCATGGTCAACTTGTTCCCCGAAGCTGTTCCCGAGGGTGGAAAAGAAGCGGGGTTTTTAAGTCGGGCACCGGGGTTGCGGTTGCTTGCCACCGTAGGCACGGGGCCAATTCGCGGCCTGTGGTATCACAACAATTTTTTGTACGTTGTGTCGGGGACGCAGTTTTATAAAGTTACCTCGGCATACGCCTCATCACTGCTAGGTGTTGTTGCGGGCACTGGGCCTGTCAGCATGGTAGACAACGGCACGCAAATTTTCATCGCTGCCGGTACGACTTCATACATCTACAACACCGTCACTAATGCGTTTGGCGCAATCTCTGACCCTGATTTCCCCGGCGCAACGCAAGTCGGCTATCTCGATCAATACTTTGTCTTTATCGAACCCAACTCGCAAAACGTATGGGTTACCAGCATTTTGGACGGTACGTCCATTGACCCGTTGGATTTTGAAGAAACTGCTGGATCGCCGGACAACCTAGTCGGCATGATTGTTGACCACCGCGAGGTTTGGCTGTTTGGTCAAAACTCAGTTGAAGTTTGGTACAACGCTGGCAACCCTGATTTTCCGCTGTCCCGCATCCAAGGCGCGTTCAATGAGATTGGCTGCGCGGCCACGTTCTCAATTGCTAAGATGGACAACAGTCTGTTTTGGCTCGGCGCAGACGCTCGGGGCCAAGGGGTAGTGTACCGAGCCAATGGGTATTCAGGGCAGCGCATCAGCACGCACGCCGTCGAATGGCAAATTCAGCAGTACAGCACTATCTCAGATGCCATCGGCTACACCTACCAGCAGGACGGCCATTCGTTTTACGTTCTGACGTTTCCCACCGCAGACAAAACGTGGGTTCTCGACCTTACGACAAATTCTTGGCATGAACGGGCCGGATATGATTCGACTACGGGCATGTTTACTCGCCATCGCAGCAACTGCCAAGCCGCGTTCAACAACGAAATAGTTGTAGGCGACTACGCCAACGGTAATCTTTACGCATTTGACCTAGAAGTTTACGACGACGACAGTCAGACGCAGCGTTGGCTAAGGTCATGGCGCGCTATTTCTCCGGGCGACAACGACCTTAAACGAACCGCTCACCACTCGCTGCAATTAGATTGCGAGACTGGCGTAGGTACAGCAATTGACAGGGTGGCTATAAGTCTTCTTACCGAAACGGAATTAGACCTGTTGACTGAATTGGGAGCACCGCTTTTAAGTGTGGATACTTCTGCAACTGCTTCTGCCGACCCGCAAGTCATGCTGCGCTGGTCAGACGACGGTGGACACACTTGGTCAAATGAGCATTGGCGCTCAATGGGTAAAATCGGGCAATATGGTTACCGGACAATATGGCGCAGGTTGGGCATGACGACTAAGCTGCGTGACCGAGTGTACGAAGTCTCGGGCACCGATCCAGTAAAAGTCATTATCATCGGCGCGCACATCGACGCAAGCCCAACTAATGCCTAGTCCTTCTACTCTCATCACCCCGCCGCGAGTCGAATTTATCGACCAACGGTCGGGGTTTGTGTCGCGTGAGTGGTATCAATTTTTTCTCACGCTATTTCGGCTAACGGGAAGTGGACAAAACACCACATCGTTAGAGGACTTGCAAGTCGGGCCTAGTTTTCAAAATCTGTTCCCCGCCGAAGATAACGTACTGCCTTTGGCTAGTACGGAGTTGCAGGCGCAGATTTCCGCGTTGCAAAATGAGCTTGAAGCTCTTGCGTTGGTTCCGCCTAATCCCGGCCCGCAAAAACTGCACTACGCATCGTTTTACGACACTACGACGCAGACCGCCGCCGCTATCAACACGGCGTATGCAATCACGCTTAACACTACCGACATTGCGGAAGGCATCCGTATCGGGTCGCCTACGTCCCGAGTCATTGTCAACGACGCGGGGGTCTACAACTTCCAGTTTTCCCTTCAAGCAACCAGTACGTCTGCGTCCGGCCATTACATGTATGTGTGGGCGCGAGTCAATGGTGTTGATGTCCCCAACTCTGCAACCCGAGTAGAATTTAGAGGGTCGGGTAACGATCAAGTTCTAGCTTGGAACTTCGTTTTGCAAATGGCTGCAAACGATTATTTTGAGTTGATGTGGAGCGTAGACGATACCCGCGTCAGCATCACATCGTTGGCAACCATTTCTCCTGCCCCTGCCATCCCTTCCGTCATTCTTACAGTTTGTGAGGTCACGATATGACCGTATCTTTGTCCCTGTTAGCCGGTAGCGGTTGGCAATTTTTCGACAACAGCGGCGACGTACTGACCGGCGGGCTGTTGTATTCCTATACGGCGGGCACAACCACCCCCGCCGCTACCTACACCAGCGTTACCGGGCTGACCGCTAACAGCAACCCGATTGTGCTGGACGCAGCGGGGCGCGTGCCGAATCAAATTTGGCTTACTGACGGTCTTGGGTACAAGTTCCGACTGGAGAACTCAGTCGGCACGCAGATAGGCTCTTGGGACAACATCACTTCGCAGAACACTGCATCGGTTGGCTTATCCGCGTCTGCGATCAGCTACACCGCTGCGGGTAGCACTACGGTTCGCACGGTGCAGGCAAAGCTGCAAGAGTCGGTCAGCGTGCTAGATTTTGGGGCTGACCCAACAGGCAGCGTAGATAGTTGGCAAGCATTTACCAACGCTATTGCAACAGGCAAATTTGTATATGTACCCGAAGGTACTTACGACATAAACCAGTCAATCATTCTGCCATCCAACGCTAAGATTGGCGGTGCTGGCGTCAACAAAACTACCCTTAATTCCGGAGTCATTGGCAACTCATTGTTTAAGTGCAATGTAGAGGCGATTTTTATTTACCTAGCCGACATGTCTTTGGAAGGCAACGGCCTTACCGGCGCAAGCGGTAACGGTCATGCCATTAACCTTATAGACCCGATTGCTGGCGGCGCATTTTCTCCGCAGCAAACTGTACTAGAACGCTTACAAATTTCAAATTTTCGTGGGCAAGACATTCGCACGCGAGGGGTAGTAACTACGATTTGCGCTGCTGGCGTCATCATGTATGACGCACTGCAAAACATGTGCCGCGATTTGTATGTCTCAAATTGTGGTCATGGGTTTTATTTTGCAACTACGCAAAATTGTCGTCTTGAAAATTGCTTGGCGATTGCGTCTGACAAATTTGCTTTGGTTGCATACGACAATGAAAACCTTGTAGTTGACAAATGCAATTTGCTTAACGCAGGGGATGGTGTAGTTGACCCCGGATACCCAAGCACTTCGTTTGGTTGGGGTTCCGGCGTTGTGTTGTCCTACGGAAATGACTGTTTTACTCTTAAAAATTCAAAGCTAAAAAACATCAACGCAGGCAGTGCTTTAATTCGCTCACTCACATCTGTTAACGATGTGTATGACAGTAACTGGATTCGTGCAGACACACTGACTGATACAACCCATAAAGCGTTTTACATTCAAAGTTCGTACAACACGCAAATTGTCAATAACGAATTTCATCCCGCCAACGATGGATTTTCGGCTACGCGCAAATACGAACAGATTGAACTGTATAACACGCAAATTAACGACACAATGCTAACTCGCATTGTTGGAAATACGTTTGGCGATGTCTCAGGCATGGATATCGCATACAACATTAAAGTTGTGGGAAGTGGTAACACAAGAACACATCAAGTAGTAATTGAAGGCAATAACTTTGGCTTTAACACCGCTAGAGCAGCGGCTTGTGTAGTTGACGCAGATATTCTTCTTGACACATGCACAGTTATCGTTAGCCGCATTCAGCAAAATATTCACGTTGCTCCAACCAACGTAACTAGAACAGCGTGTGTTCTTGGAAGTAATTTAATAGATAACCAAAATATTATTGGCAAATCTAGATTTACAAGTAACGGCGGTTCAATTGTAGCGGAGTATTCCGGTATTGGAGAGTCTGTATTGTGGGGAGGCGTTTTATTTAATCCGTCTAATCTTGCAACAGGCACTAGAGAAGTAACAACAGTTACAGTACCCGGAGCTACGTTGGTATACCCGGACATCCAGTTGCTAGTCACCGTCGGGTTCTCAAAAGATTTGCAAGGACTTGAGATGTGGGGGTACGTTAGCGGCACCGATACTGTCACAGTCATATTTGCCAATAACACCGGAAGCACTGTGAATGTCGATAGTGGGGTTATTTACGTCAAGGTTGAAAAATATGGCCCGCCTGCGTTGTAACTAATACTTGCAAGCGATAAAATTTTAAGCATAAACTAATTAGGTGCAGCCATGTCAGGCGTAAAAATCTCCGATCTGCCAGCCGCAAGTACACCGCTGACTGGCGCAGAACTTGTCCCTGTAGTGCAAAGCGGGGTGACAAGCAAAGCAACTGTTAATAACTTTACCAACTACACCGTGAGCGTTAAAAACTACGGTGCTGTTGGCGATGGAGTGGCTGACGATACCGCAGCTATTCAATCGGCAATCAATACCGGCAGAAGTGTGGTGTTCCCCGAAGGAACATACCTTGCAAACAACCTCACAGGCTCGACAAACTTTCAACGCTTTTATGCTGCTGGGCCTGTAAATATTACAAAGAACGCCAATGGGCCTTTGCTAACTCATTCGGGTAACGACGTAGAGTTTAACGGGATTGGATTTCGCGGCGATGCCGCATCTCCAGTTTACACAGGCAACGGTGTAGTTTTAAGTGGAAACAACGTCCGGTTAATTAACTGCGGATCTCGCTGGTGCCCCGGTGTAGCGTTAAAAATTACCGGCAATCACGCCCAAATATACGGCACCTGCGACATTTACCAAACGACCGACACATCTGCGACCGGCTGGGATATTGAAATTGGGGTCAGCGGTACAGCAACTTTGTATCATGAGTTGCATGGCATTTATTCAAGCCAGCTTACCGGCGGCATCAAGCTAATTGACACCGGAAACCACTCCATTCATGGAGGCCAGTTTGCTCGGCTTTACATTTCCGCAGGTACAAGCCCTTCGGGGGTAAACGGTGGACAGACAGTTGGCGCAAGGATTAACTCCGCGACGGAAACCGTCACTTGCGAACTGTCAAATGCCGTCTTTACTGGGAATATGTTTGGAAGCGGCGCGTTTACTTTTGCCGCAGGCACATCAAGTTGTTCTCTTGATCTTAGCAACACCTTTGCTGTTGCCGCAACTCTAGTAAATAACGGAAATGCCAACAACTTAATGTTAAGAAATGGTTCAACCGCAGAGCCTAGAACTTTGCAGTTTGGCCCGACAACTTCTCTTGCAAAACTGACCTACAACATTAGTGATTTAACGAAACAATGGCAGTTTGCCGGGGCAACCGTAGTTCCCAACGGGCAAGGTTACCGAACATTTGCGGCTGACCTTACTACGATTTACAGTCTTGTTGGGATGACAGGGGCCGATAACGACGTGACCCTTGGCGCTAATAGTGGTGCTGGGTTTACCAACGTCGCTTCAGGAACGGGTGGTGTTTATGCTGTTGTTGCGGGGACGACGATTGCTCAATTTTACGCCAGCGGCTTTCGCCCACAAACAGACAACACGCGGAACCTTGGCACCGCAGCACAAAGATGGGCAACTGTTTTTGCTGGCAATGGCACAATCAACACATCGGACGGGCGCGAGAAGCAAGACATTGCCGATCTGAGCGCGGCTGAGAAACGTGTAGCTGTCTCCATCAAAAAGTTAGTTAAGACTTTTCGGTTTAAGGATGCCGTTCAGTCTAAAGGTGACAATGCTCGCATCCACGTTGGGGTAGTCGCGCAAGAAGTGATTGCTGCTTTTCGAGCAGAAAAATTAGACCCTATGCGTTACTCAATTGTTTGCTATGACGAATGGGACGCGAAAAACGAAATCTTAAACGAGGATGGGACTGTTCATTCACCCGCAGTCACCGCTGGCAACCGTTACGGAATTCGGTACGAAGAATTGCTGTCTTTTATTTTATCGGCGCTATAAACCATGACAGTCACCGTTAAAGTCCTTGTCCCGGCAAAGACCGCCGAGGCTACGCAGACGACGCAGTACACCGCGACCAACGTCACGACCATCATCGACAAGTTCACCGCTACCAACTACAGCGCGGCTGCGGCGACGTTGAGCGTCAACTTGGTCACTGCCGCAGACACTGCGGGTAATCAGAACTTGATTATTAAAACCAAGACGCTGCAACCAGCGGAGACATACACGTTCCCCGAACTGGTCGGGCAGGTTTTGTCCCCAAGCGCGTTTATCTCCACCATCGCGGGCACCGCAAGCGCAATCAACATCCGGGTGAGCGGGCGTGAAGTTAGTTGAGGTAGGGGCGGCGCTTAAACTCAACAAGGTTGAGGCGCTGCAAAACGTACTGCTGACGATGCCGCAGGTGCATATCGTCACCACGCATACGTTTTTCCCTGAGATTTACGAACGCCGGATTGACGTTCCCCCGTGGACTGTTTTGACTGGCGCGGCGCATAAAACAGCGTACACAGTTCGACTGGAAAGTGGCACCATTGCAGTTAATACGGATGATGGTGTCAAGGTATTAACCGGCCCAATGGAGTTTGAAGTGCCAGCGGGAATGCAGCGCGCCGGATGCGTGTTTGACGATCCTGTCGTATGGGTTGATGTATACGAAAACCCCGACAATTGCGAAGACATTAGCGTATTGGAAGAACGTCTGTTTGTTGTACCGGAAATCGGGATGATGGACACCCGCACGCCTGAGCAGTGGGCGCTGATTGAGAACATGCAAAAGGAACTGTCATGGCAGGAATAATCACCGCCGCCGCAATTGGTGCGGGTGCATCACTCTACGGGTCGCGGCAAGCCCGCAGAGCAGGGGATCAGCAAGTTGACGCAGCCCGCCAAGGGCAGGCCATGCAAGAGCGCATGTTCAACCGGCAAAATGAACTGCAAGAGCCATTTCGGCAGGCAGGCATTAGCGGTCAGAATCGCTACATGGAACTGATGGGCCTAGGTGGAAACACTGGCGCAGAAGGTTACGGCAAATACACCAAAGATTTTGGAATTGACGATTTTCAAAAAGACCCCGGTTATGAGTTTCGGCTGACCGAGGGGCTAAAAGAGTTGGACAGACGACGCCTTGCTGGGGGCGGTGGATTTCGAGGCGGCGCTGCAATTAAAGCGGGAACACGCTACAGTCAAGACTACGCATCGGGCGAGTTTCAGAACGCTTACAACCGCAACCGGCAAAACCGACTAGATCAGTTGAACGCATACGGGGCGCTGTCGGGGATCGGGCAAAACGCAACGAATGCCATGACTAACGCTGCCGGTCAGTATGGGCAAGCTGCCTACGGTTCCGCGACAGACATTGGCAGCGCGCAGGGGGCGGCACGCATGAACGCAGCCAACGCGCTTGCTGGGGGCGTTGGGCAGGGCATGAACTTCTATCAGAACAATCGTCTGATGAACATGTACGCTAATCGCGGGGGTACGACTAACTATCCCGGCTATGGTCAAACTTATCCCGGCCTTAACTTTAATTACACGCCGGGTATTGAGGGTTAATCATGGCAATGATGCAACTCCCCGCGTTCCAACCCCCGCAGATGGAGTCTCCGGGGAACATGATGACGCGCATGGCGCAGATGCAAGCCATGCAAGACGCCAGCGAAGAAAAGAGATACTTGATTGAGCAACGAGCGGCGGCGCAACAGTGGCGTCAAGGCTTGAATGCGTTGGTTGAGAGATCCGGTGGTGAAATGACGCCGGAATTGCTGGCGCACTTTGTCAAATCGCCTGACCCCGCAGCGCAAAAGTTTGGTTTGGAAGGGTTGGCAGACCTTAGAGCGTCAAACGCTTACGCTAAGTTTAACGCCCCGCCGCAAGAACAACCGCCATTGTTTGAAGGGCGCGCTCCAACGCAAAATTTTTTGGGTATCCGGCAAGGTTTTGATACCCCCGAAAGACAACCGCTTTCTGTAGGCAACGAGCTTGCGCCTACCCGCGCCGCCAGTGCGTTCCGGCCTGTCAGTCTTGACGACAAAATTTCAATGTTGGCAGACCGGCGCGACAGAATGATCGCGTTCGCCAACATGTACCCAAAATCAACCATTGCAAAAAATGCAATGGAGGAGGCAAAACTTATTGCTGGGCAGATCAACAATCTCCAAACGACTGGGCGTCCACTAACTGTCCAACCGGGCGGGGCTTTGGTTGACCCACAAGGCCGGTCGCTTTTCTCTCAGCCTGCGTTGCCTACACCAGCCAACATTACATATTTGCCCGGAAGAGGAAGTGTTCCGGGGCAAGTTGCAATTGCACGGGTGCCAAGAGGCCCCGGCGACCCCGACATTGAATTCCGTCCGTTGCCGCAGGGCGTTGGCGCGCGTGTTCAAGAGCCGCCGCCGAGAACGGAAACCATACAAGACCCAACAACAGGCCGCGACATGCTAGTCGATGTGTCTGCGACCGGATTTAACCCGGAATTAGGGTCAAAAACGCCCGGTTTTCTTGGTTTCAAAGGCGAATCTCCGGCGCAAGCAAAAGCGCGGTTAAAAACAGAGCAAGCGGAAGAAGATAAACAAACTTCTTTAGACGCTTTCAGAGGCGAACTTAACAACACTCGATTGGCTTACGGAGAGTTGGATCGTCTTAAAGCTATCCCCAGCACTGAACGCAGCGGGTTGTCAAACTTGTCCGCGTCTATGGGCGCGTCGGGTGTTGGGCAAACACTTGGCCGCACATTTGGTACGGAAGAACAAAAAAATCGAGATGTTATTGCAGGTTCTAGATTACGTTTGCTGAACTCAGTAGCTAAAGTTCTCGGTGTTAAGTCAGGTCAACTTAACTCTAACGTGGAACTGCAAACGTATTTGAAATCGTTGTCCGATCCGACGCAAAGTATTCAGGCGGTGGAAGAAAACATCGCAAATCTTGAAGCGTTTATTCAGCGCAACCTAGGCAAGGCACCTTCCGAGCCGCCGCCTAAAACAACCGCGCCTAAGCCCGCCGCGCCTAAGCCTGCCGCGCTTAAATTGCCTAAGCCCGGAGATGTTGTAGATGGTTACAGGTTTATCGGCGGTGCGCCAAACGATCAGAAAAATTGGGTGAAACAGTAATGGCTGGCCCGTGGGAAAAGTACGGCCCGCCGGTTGAAAGCGGGCCTTGGGATAAGTACAAATCCGGCCCCGCTCAGGTAGACGC